TCTGGTACTACTGGTGTAGGTTTCATAACAGTTGAGTACATCCAAGGCATCAACAACGCTTAATAGGAGGTAACTCATGGCAGATGCAGCAACAGTAGTCATGAAGACTACGATTTTACCGGACGAGATAGCCAAAACTATCGAAGCCACAACCACTGTTACGCCCAAAGACGCGAACGACAAGTGGTATTACAAACTGACTAGTGTTACAGCAGCAAGCACAGATTTGATGTCTGGTTATTACACCGATTATACGGCGGTAAATGCCAATGCTAATCCAGCAGCCGTAGCAACTGGTGACAAAGTTGAGTTCATATATATAAAAAATACGGACGCAGCTAATGACATCTATGTTGTTTTTAACGCTGGCACCGCAGCGAACACCACTGGAGATGCGGTTAAGATTAGCCCTAATCAATCGTTCTATGGTAGGTATCCAAACGCAACAGTTGCTGATGTACACGCAATTGGATATGACCAGTCTGGTGGAGCCGCCGCAACTGCAACCTGTATTGTTTGTGCATTACTGGATGACGTTTAGGGATTAGCGTAATGGCTAAGATCGACAAGTCTAAGATGAAATTCAACAAGTCAAAACGTTAGATTTCTGGCGGTAAAAAGTCTGTTGTAAAAGCTTGCGATAAAGGCAAGGAAAAGATTGTTAGATTTGGCGATGCAAACATGACCATCAAAAAATCAAACCCTAAACGGCGAAAGTCGTTCAGGGCCAGACATGGTTGCGACAAGGGCAAATTGGATAAGTTAAAGGCCAAATACTGGTCTTGCAAAATGTGGTGAATCAAATGGATAGAAACGTACAGCTTTTATTTTGGGGCGCGGGTTTATCCCTTTCATCTGTGGGACTTGTCTGGATGATTACTACCCTTGTTAGTGTGGATAAACGAACAGAGGTCATGGATGTAAAGATTGATCACCTAGTTCAATCGGTGGAAGAACTGTCAGAAAGGAAATTAAGCCTTGATAAGTCGTGGACAAACATCATTCCAAGTATCCAAGTCACCTCGGAGACAAACTAATGGCAAAGAAGAAATCAAAAAAAGACGCATGTTATCACAAGGTAAAAAGCCGTTACAAGGTGTGGCCCAGCGCCTACGCCTCGGGGGCACTCTCAAAGTGTCGCAAAGTCGGGGCAAGCAATTGGGGAAACTCTACTAAAAAAGCAGAGGGTGGAGTAGTTTCTGCTATTGATAACCCTAAAAGACCTCCAAAGAAAAAATTTGCTCCGGGAGGATTTATTGCGGCTGGGTGTGGCCCTGCTATGCAAGAAAGCAAACGAAAAGTTACAAGGAATTTCTGATGGCAAAGAACTCCCTTCGTGAATGGTTTGGACAAAACGACGGCAAGGGCTGGGTTGACTGTAAGACAGGAAAACCCTGTGGTCGTCAGAAAGGTGAAAAGCGTAAAGGGTATCCTGCTTGCAGACCTACGATGGCGCAGTGTACTTCCGCTGCAAAGAAAAAGAAGTCTTCTAAACGTATTAGCTGGAAGAATAAAAAAGCTAATGGTGGATTAATAAGAGTGTTCTAAAGGAGAACTGACATGGCAATGAAGAAAAAAGGTTATCGCGCTGGCGGTAAGATTAAACCTAAAGGTATGAAAGCTGGCGGTAAAGTTATGCCAAAGGGTATGAAAGCTGGCGGTAAAGTTATGCCTAAAGGTATGAAAAACGGGGGCAAGGTCAAGCCAAAGGGTTTTAGTGTTGGTGGACAAGTTTCAGGATTAGGTTTCAAAGGAATCTTCTAAACCACATGTCATACCTACAAAGTAACATACCTTATTTTAAGGCTTGGGTTCGTCGTGAATATACTCATAATCATGAGAAATATCACGGCGAGTTTCTGCATGCTATGGTTGTTGCTGTTACAACAATACCGAATAGGTCTCTTAGTTTTCAGGTAATCTTCACAGGATGTGAAGCTGAAGACCAAGAGGAGGATACGATTCACGGCGGTGCGATGTGGGCTAGAATGCCTATAACTGCCTTGGTCGCAGACATACCTTTAGAAGAATGGCCTGAACCTATGGCAACGCATGATGCCCAGCCTTGGGATTGTTCTTCTCATAATCATTCTGTTTACGTTATGGACAGGGCCACACCGTGTCCTTGGTTAGCTAAGATTGATGGTCAGATGTTCCCTGCTAAGTATTTGTTTACTGTAGATTACACTGAAAGCGAAATTGGTGATGATCCTGCACAGCATAAACAGAGTCATGTTTTACAGCTTTTAGATGCTGGAGAGTGGACGGGTAATATTGTTGCGCTACCAAATAACCGAGTGCGTGTGACGCATCCAGCTTGGTTTGCGTTGGGAGAGGGTGCGCCTGATTTCAAACCGTCTCAACATATACACTATTCAAAAAGTGATTTAGACTATACACTAGATGTTAACCGAGTATTCGATAATCTTTACAATGAGGATGAGGACGATGGAAAAGAAGAAGAAACCAATACCTGAAGGTCCTAAAGGAGCAGGTATGAGGGCTTTAAAGAAGAAAGCGCCAGAAGTTGCTGCTCAAATCGGATTTAAAAACGGCGGCGCTGCGATAGTCAAAACCAATCAGAAACCACATATGAGTTAAGCTATGGCAACTTCAGGATCAAGAGACTTCGAACTCGATGTAGCTGACATCATCGAAGAAGCGTATGAAAGATGCGGGATAGAGGTCCGTACAGGCTACGATGCAAAGACTGCTCGTCGGTCTCTTAACCTGATGTTTGCAGAATGGGCGAACAGAGGTTTGAATCTCTGGACTATACAACAAGCAACACTCACTCTTACTAAGGGCCAAGCTCAAGAGACGTTGACGCCCGATGTGGTTGATCTTCTTGAGGTGGTATTACGACGTGACGGTACAGACTTTGAACTAAGCAGGGTTAGTAGGGGCGAGTATCTAACAATCCCTAATAAAACTACGGAAGCTCGTCCAAGTCAGTATTACTTTGACAGAAAGATTGACCCCGTTATTAATATCTGGGCTACTCCAGAAAACTCAACAGATCAGATAGTTTATTATTATGTGCGACGAATCGAGGATGCTGATACTCTTACTAATACTACTGATATGCCTTTTCGTTTCTATCCTTGCATGGTGGCTGGACTAGCATATTACCTGGCTATGAAACGTTCGCCAGAGCGTATTCAGTTGTTGAAGTCTGTTTACGAAGAAGAGTTCCAACGTGCCTCTGATGAAGATGAAGATAGAACACCTCTGAAACTACAACCTAGTATACAATACTTGAGGGTCTAATGGCGTTTGCGTCCGGTAAAAAAGCTTTTGGTATATCAGATCGATCTGGTTTTCGGTATCGACTCAGAGATATGCGTAAGGAATGGAACGGACTACTTGTAGGTAAAGACGAATTTGAAACAAAGCATCCCCAGCTTAGATCTCCCCGCACAGGTGCAGATCCTCAAGCGTTAAGAGACGCCCGTCCGGAAACGGGGTTAGATAGTCAAAGAGCAGTGCAGTACGGATTTAGTCCTGTAGGGTTCAGAACAATACCAGGACTAATCGAAGAGAATGATTTAGTTGCGACGGGTCAAGTTGGAACAGTTACTATTTTCTTTCCTGAAACTGTAGGGTCAGAAGCTACGGGTGAAGTGGGGGACGTTACGGTTATATTACCCGCTTCTGTGACCGTATCTGTTTCTGGGTTTGCTTCCTTATCTGCTTCAGTAGGTTCTGTTACGGTTGTAGCAGAGAATTCCATTACAGTTCCAGTTACAGGATCTGCTGGCACCTCTTCTGTCGGATCTGTAACTGTTTCAACGGCAAATGTGATCGCTGTAGTTACAGGTTCTGCTGGCACTGCCTCTGTTGGTTCTGTTACCACTTCAACAAATGTAACTAATTATGCTGTTACTGTTGCTTCAGGAACAAATGCTTATGGAACAGGTAATAAATTTTACATTGATGGATCTGTGTCTCCGACGCTTACATTGAACGAAGGTGATACATACTGGTTTGATCAAAGCGACTCAAGTAATAGTTCACATCCTTTACGTTTTAGCACCACCGCAGATGGTACGCATAACAGTGGTTCAGCTTATACCACGGGAGTTACGACAGTGGGAACTCCTGGTAGCGCAGGAGCGTATACGAAGATAACAGTGGCGTCTGGTGCACCAACGTTGTATTACTATTGTACCAACCATTCAGGTATGGGAGGCCAAGCGAACACACCATGAGTTTTACATACGATAGTTTAAAACAAGCCATACAAGATTATACGGAAAACTCGGAGACGACTTTCGTAAACAATCTTCCTATTTTTATCAGAGCCACAGAAGAGCGCATACTTAAAAACGTTCAGTTGAATTTGTTTATGCGTAATCAGCAAGGTACGATGACGGCTAACAATCAATACCTTGGTGCTCCCAGTGATTTTCTAGCTCCGTTTTCTATAACTGTAACGGTAAGTGGTAAGAAACAATTTCTTGAGTTTAAAGATCTTTCTTTTATAGAAGAGTTCAACCCTGATTATACTGTAACAGGAGTGCCAAGATACTACGCTCAGTTTGATGTAGGCAACTTTATTGTTGCTCCTACTCCTAATCAGGATTACGCGGTTGAAGTTCAGTATTTATTTAGACCTGCTAGTTTAACTTCTGGTGCTGGCACAGGCACTACCTGGTTAAGTGATAATGCTGACTTAGCAATGTTGTATGGTTCTTTAGTTGAAGCATACATTTTTATGAAGGGTGAGCAGGATATAATGGCTCAATATAATCAACGGTTTAATGAAGCTGTAATTGGGTTAAAGATGCTTGGAGAAGCAAAAGAAACTACGCAGGACTATCGCGTTGGTAAAGTAATGAGGCCGAAACAATAATGTTTAAATTAAACTTTGACGTACCAGACGATCCTATCGTCAATGTACATACGACAAATAATCGAGGGTTTAGCCCCGATGAAGTTGCAGAACGTTGTGTTGAGAAACTGATTAGTGTGTCGGATAAAGCGCATCCCGCTATCAGAGATCAGGCAAAAGCGTTCCAAAAGCACATGGAAAAAGTGGTTGCATTTTAT